ATAGCTGCCACAAATGTTTTTGGTGTGAGTGTTGGATCAAGCACCGTGTCCCATGTATATCAAGGTTCTGGTAACTTATATCCATTCTCTCCTAGATTAACCTTTGGATCAGGATATAACGGTCTCTCACCAATCGGAGTTGCCGTGACTGACTTGGGATATGAGCATCGTTTTGTGTCTGCAAATACAAATGCGATTTCTGGAAGTTTGACTCCAACAAATGCTGTTTATAATCCTGTAACAGGAGAATTGCAATTGACAATTCCGAATCATGGAAAAAATACAAGTGACACTATAACAATAGCAGATGGCAGTATATTCTTCTCATGTTCAAGAGATAACTTTAGAACTGTTCATCCATATCCAAGATCAACAGATCCAGCATCAACAAATACATCAGAATTGAATAATGGTGTTTTAACTGTTACAAAAATTACTGATGATATATTCAGTGTTAATGTTGGAGTCAATGTTGGTTCTGGTGCACAAGTATCAGCTGTTGCTGGTGTAGGTGGAACAGCAATATTTACAATTGATACTCCAGGAACAAATTATAAAGATCCTAAGATAATAGTCTCAGAACCATCATACTCTAATTTATCGGTTAGAGGAGTATCACGACTTGGAATTGGTGCGACAACTGAAACAGGAACTGGTTTAAAAGTAAATGCAATTGTTAAACCCGTAACAGGAATCGGATCAACTTTATTTGAAATATCTGGATATGAAATTGTAAATAGGGGATTTGGATACAAAAAAGGTGATGTTGTAGAAGCAGTTGGATTAGTTACTGCGAAAGAAATGGGTGAACTTGATGAAAGGTCAACACTTACCATTGATCAAATATATAATGATTCATTTGCACTGTGGCAATTTGGTGATTTTGATTATATAGATTCCATAAAAGAACTTCAAGATGGTGTTAAATCTAGTTTCTCATTAGTGGTTAACAATCAATTAGTTAGTGTTGAGACTGATGATAGTTTAATTGACGATACACTTGAAAATGTATTTTTAGTCATTGTGAATGGTGTTATTCAAGAACCAACAGTATCATACACTATAGTTGGAGGAACAATTATTTCGTTTGTTGAACCACCAGAACCAGAAGATGATGTGACAATATTATTCTACAGAGGAACTGCTGAAGAGGATTCTCAAGTAAACCTTGGGCAGAAACTTATCGTAGAAGAAGGTGATAAGGTTCAAATAAAAGGAGGATCAGGGGTTCTTGAACAGGATGAGAGAAGAGTGTTTAGTTTGAATACTTCTAAAAAATTAGAAACAAACGCATACTTGGGTGTTGGAATTAGTTCAGATGTTGATAGATCTCTAAATCTAATTAAACAAAAAGAAGATTTAATTATAAACAAAACATTAGTATCAAAGAAAAGATCAAGCATTGAACCAAGAATTACACCAACGGCAAAAATTATTAGTGATGTTGAAACAACTGGTATATTTTTTATTGATGATGGAGAGTTGTTTGAATATGAAGTGGAAAATAAAACTAACGATAATGAGGAAATTAATGTATCAATTAACTCAAGAGATCAAATCGATTTTGTAAATGCATCTGCTACTGCAACTGTTTCTTCAGGAACAGTCAGTGGAATTACAATAACTAACGTTGGTTCTGGGTATGCATCAGCCCCAACAGTTTCTATTTCTGCTCCACCAAGTATTGGTATTGGTGTAGGAACAACAGCAACTGCTACGGCAGTCTTAGGGGGTGATTTTTTATATGATATACAAATTACAAATCCAGGTTTAGGATATACCATCGCACCAAAAGTTTTAATAGAGAGTCCTGTAGATTACTCTAGTTCTTTCGAAGAAATTACCGCAGCTGTGGTAAAGAGTTCTTATGGTGTAGTAACTGGAATTGGAACAACAATACACGATGGTAAATTAGGAATTAAATTTGATCTTAAAAAAGATTCTGATGGTTTTGCTCCTGTATTCGATGATCCAAATAATAATAGACCAATTTATATCTCTGATACTCGTATTGGAACAGGAGTCACATCACTTTCGATAAGTGGAAATGATAATGATGTATATGCTATTGGTGAATCTTTCCTAGATAACATATATGCACAAGCAGCTTTCACTATTACTGGTACTAATGTTGGGGTGCTTACATGTCTCATAAAATCTGATACTGATACTACAGGTCTTACATCAACTGGATCTGTGAATCAACCAGTTGGTAAATTCTCTGTTGGTCGAGTAGCTAGTCTCACTCGTGGATCAAATCCAATATCAATTGGAATTACTGGACGCACTGTTGGATCAACCACTGGTTTGAGCACATTCCCAACATTAAAAAGGACTGGTGGAGCAAAAACATTTGAACAAACTGGTTCCATAATTCCAGAAATAAGACCAACTTAAAAAATGTTGTATAAATATCTAAAAAACTAATAATATGCCCGCCGTAGTAACAGATCAGTTTAGAATAACGAACGCAAGTAATTTTGTAGACTCTGTATTAGATTCTAATAATTCTTATTATGTGTTTTTAGGATTACCTAATCCAGCAGTTGCTGGTTTTGGAAGAACAACATCTTGGAATTCTTCTTCTGGAACTCCAGATCCAATCGATAATTTACAGTATCTAACTCATTATAGAGATACATCATTATTTGGAAAAAAAATAAATTCCTCTAATATTCGTAGAGTTGTTAAAAAGCACACATGGTCTGCAAATACAAGATACGATATGTATCGTCATGATTATGAAGCATTGAATAATCCAGCACCTAAATCTCAAACAGGAAGTTTATACAAAACAAATTTTTATGTTCTTACTTCTGAATTTAAAGTTTATGTTTGTTTAGATAATGGAAGTAGTGGATCTAACCCAAAAGGGAATGTATCACTAGACGAACCAACTTTTACAGATTTAGAACCTGCATCCGCAGGAACACAAAATGATGGATATATTTGGAAGTATCTATTTACAGTTTCTCCAAGTGATGTAATTAAATTCGATTCAACTGAATACATTGTTCTTCCAAATAGTTGGTCAACTACAACAGATTCTCAAATTCAAGTTGTTAGAGAGGCAGGAGATGCAGATATAAACAATAATCAACTGAAAAAAGTTTATATTGAAGGTGGTGGATCGGGATATACCAATGGAATTTATGATTGTGAAATTTTAGGAGATGGAACTAACGCTCGAGCAAATGTAACTGTAAGTGGTCAGTCAATAACAGAGGTGATAGTTACTTCTGGTGGATCTGGATATACTTTTGGTATGGTGGATCTTAGTTCTATTGGATTTAGTGCTCAAGGAACAAGAGCACATTTAATACCAATTATACCACCATCAAAAGGTCATGGATTTGACATTTATACTGAACTTGGTGCAGACAAAGTTTTAGTTTATTCTCGTTTCGATGATTCTACAAAAGATTTTCCAACTGATACTCATTTTGGGCAAGTTGGAATAATTAAAAATCCATCACAATTCAACGCAGCAGCAGGTATACTTACAACATCTCAATTTTCATCTTTATCATCAATTAAATTATCATCGGCTATAAGTCAACCAACTGGTGGTTATAATGCTTTGATTGGTGTAGGTATAACACAAACACGTACAGATGGTGGTGTTGCAAGAGGCATTATTGCTTCTTACGATCAAGATACTTTTGTCTTAAAGTACCTTCAAGACCGAAGTTTAAATTTGAGAAAATCTGTATTAAATGAAGAAACATCAGGATTTGATACTATTGATTATGCAAATGTTGATCAACGAGCTAAAGTATTATCTTTTGAATCATCTTCTCAACCAATAAATGGAACAGGAACAAATGTTTCATTTAATGTATCAATAGATTCTAGTTTTACTGGTATTACTACAACTATTGGTAATAGGCAAATTAATTTAGGAGTTGACTTCACAAATGGTCTAGCTAATCCTGAAATAAATAAAAAGACTGGAGATGTCATTTACATTGACAATCGTAAGGAAGTCGAAAGAAACAGTAGACAAAAAGAAGACGTTAAAATCATCCTAGAATTCTAAGAAAATGTCACAAAAAATTAACTTAAACGCAAGTCCATATTATGATGATTTTGATAATCAGAAAAATTTTCATAGGGTTCTTTACAAACCTGGTTTTCCAGTACAAGCAAGAGAATTAACACAACAACAATCAATATTACAAGATCAAATTGAGAAATTTGGTAATCATGTTTTTAAAGATGGTTCGGTTGTAATACCTGGAGGAGTTGGATATGATACTCAATATAATGCGGTAAAATTAAATAACACTAATTTTAATGTTGATATATCAATTTACATAGACAACTTTATAGGTAAAAAAATAGTTGGAAGTCAATCTGGAATTGAAGCTGTAGTAAAATTTATTGCATTACCAGATGGAAATGATGTAGAGAATGTAACTTTA